ATCTTGATAAGATGCAAAGTCATCAATCCAGTCTTGTATTTCTTGCGGTGTCTGAGTACCAACCACAAACAAAGTTTGTTTGCCGAATGCTGGAGTCTTTTCTACTTCCGTACCAGTAAAAAACTTTACATCAGTGTGCCCTTGGCGATTCATTGTTGTTCCTGTTCAAGTTGATCTAGTGCTGCATCACTTAATTGTACACTATCATCTGTATTTTGGTCAACTTCGCACTGCCCAATGTCAAACAATACATTGTACTGTGTGCTTGCATTTACAGCTTTTTTGCCTTTGTTGCCGCGGGTTCCTACAATCTCGGTCCAATATCCATTATCACCACCGTATTTTTCAATTTCGGCTAGACTGTCTTCTTTGGTAGTGGCAGAAAAAATACGCTCAATAATGTCTTCAAACTTGGCGTAATCACCTTTGCTGTGTTGCATCATAGCTGGCCGCTCACCAAGATCAAATCGTTGATTGGCTTCTTGTACTGCAGTCAAGTGCATCCAAACATTGTGGCCCATTAACAAAGCATAGCTAAAACTATCCCACGAAGTCTTGCCCCATTTGCCATTCTTGTTTGTGTCAGGCAACACATCGTACATGGTTTCGTCTCGAAAGTTCTCTGGTGTGATAGTCACACCTGCTTTGACAACGCCTGGTTTATAAATGCAAATGTCTTTCATTGTAAGCATATTGCTTATGGGACTGTCTTTCCATCTTTTGTGTATGTTATCGGCAATAACTCCGTCGGCCCATTTTCGAGTATCACTACTGTATTTTTTGTCATCGGCCGAAGAAGCCATGCGATACGACCACCTGGAATTGGCGTCAAAGACATTTTCGTAGTACACCTGTCCGTTTGCTGTTGCAAGAAAAGGACTGGCACAGTCAAAGCTGATCGTGAATTGCGGATTAACATATTTGCGAACTGCTTTTTGAATAACGGTTAATAAAACGGCCCACTCCAGTTTGCTGGTGCCTAGAAAGTGCATCCAGTCATGCACGCCGGGTTGCAACAAATTGTCATATTGTAGCGCCACCAAGCGTTTTAACACCAAGTGTACGTCACACATGTTTTGTCCTCCCATGGCCCATCCATCAAAATGTGTGTTGGGGTACTTTACTGGATCGCAGTACTGTTTCATGGTATCATACCAGGTATCCGCAGAGCCATGATTGTCGCCTTGCAACACATTTAATAACTTTGTGCCGCCTGCGTGTTTGCCTTTACGATTGGCCATGAAGTATTCGTTGTTGAACTTGGTAGCGTCTACTGCTTGTTGTAAAGTAGTAATTCCGCAAGCAGCACTGGCTTTTTTGTCATGAATAACCCAGGTGGGAATGTCAAGAATCATGCCATAATCGCTAATACCATCCAACCACTTGAGCACACTGTCTCTCTTTTTTTGTGCTTTGGCGCAACCTGAATTGGCTTTCCAGTCACCCTCCCAAAGGCCTTTTGCAATTTGAAAGCCACCTGAGTCCCCCAACATAAATGTGCCAGGTTCCCGATTACGAACCATGTCCTCGGACCAATCCTGTTTGGCCAAGTCTAGATTAGCATGTCCTGCAGAATACAAACTCCACTTGTATGGAAATAATCCATTAGTGGAGTTTAGCCAATTAAGTTGTTCCATGTCAGTAAGGCCAGTTGGAAACCTTGCAGGATCAACATATGGGCCACTTACCAGTTGATCTCGTTGTTTGCCCACAAATGTGGCGTAGAATCCACTAATGGCAGGAAGAAAAACCGCTGTACTACTAAGGCCATTCTTGTCTAATTGTTTGACAGTGAGATTATCTTGGGTCATCAGTTGATGTTTCGATCACTTGCTCTGCGCTGGCAGGATATAGTTGTAAACAGCCAGGCCTGAGTCAACGGTGATTTGAGCAGCTCCGTCATCGCTGATTTTCATGACTTTGTCGCCAGTTAGGCTCAAAATACTAGAAACCTGTGCAGCAGGCCAAGACCATGTGCGTTTGAGTGTACCCACCACTGCATGTTGAAACACAAAGTTTCCTGAGTGAGTGCTGTGATCACCAAAGAAAAACTTTAGATCGCCATTTTCAACTTTGGCTTGAAAGTTTGGCTCATCAGTGTTTGCACTCATCTGCATCTTGAGCCGCATGATACTTGCTGCGCTGGGCTCAAATTCAATATGCCAATTAACTCCTTTGAACTTGGCTGTTTTTAATTTGTCGTTTACAATGCTTGAAGCCATAAAACGGTAGTTGTTTTCGAAATCACTTGCTTTGTTTTCAAAATTAATACCATCTGGTTCACCTGAAATTGCATTTTTGGTAATAGCTAGCTTTGCATCTTCTTTGTACTCTTGCAAGTTAAGCAAAGTTTTAAGTTTGGCCAAATTGGGCATACCAAATGTTCCAACAAAGTCCGCCACTGGGTTTTTGTATTCAGCCTGTACCACAACGCTTAGATCCTCTGCAAGTCCCGAAATTGCAGTGGTAGTGGTGGTGCCAACAATTTTGACCAGGTCAATACAGCCAAGGTCAAAAGTGTGTTCTACTAGGTCTTTAAGACAATCTCTCATTTAAAATACTCCTTTATGTGTATAGTATATAGGTTTTATGCAGCTTGTGCAATTATTTTGGCCAGCGACTGGCCACCGCGAATAGTTTCTAGTTTGCCTGGACGAGCAAATTCAATCCAACTAACATCCCCTGGTCCATCAGAATCTGATATGTATTCAAGACCGGCTGCTGCAGCATGTTGCATTATTAATCGTTTGGGTGTGTACAGCATCTGCGCACGTTCAGCAAGTGCAACACCGTGCGCTTTATCACAGTTGTTGTAGGTCATAATGAACGTGCCGCCAGGTCTGAGTTTGGAGGCAATTTCTTGAATATAACGTTGTATAACTTCTATAGGTCTGTAATTGAAATAATTATAAGCAAAAATAACACCAAACTGGTTGTCGGGAAACTTATTGAAAATTGCATCAGGGATACGATCATTCACTATATATTGTCTTAGTCTACGTTGATACTCTTGGGTAAATATTCGGATTGCTGGGTCTATTAATTCTTGGTGGGTGTCTACCACGTACAATGGATCTAAGGAAACCATATCTTCAATAAATGTTTCAGTGCCTGGTCCAATTATCATTCCAGGATAACTCCAGGTTGCTAAATTTTTAAGCCTAAAACGCAATGCAGCATCTGAATCAATGTCAATGCGTTTCCTTGAATATAGTATTCGATTTAATACATATTGTACACTATTGTGTTTCATCTCTTGATCAAACAATCTAAAACTTTCAGCAAGATATGCAGGCTCTTGCGCATGAAGCAACTGAGTTAGTCCCTGTTTAATCTGTTCCAGCACCTGATTAAAGTCTTTAAGAGAGTTATTGACTGATTCAAATACTTGCGTAAGATCTTGTGTGCAGGTGTTGACCTGAAGATCATGATTTGTCACCATGTGCAATACTGCGTTTAGTTTACGCACTGCAACGCCTGTTTCCTGATCAACGTCCACAGAATCTAGTAGATTCAGATAAGCAACAACATCACTAAGTTTCATGAGAAAGAAAACAAACTGGTAAATGTGTTCTCAGTGTTGGTACTGCTGGCAAGATCCCAGTCTAGCACACCCAATAGGTTACTGAGTTTCTGATCCACCACTGTGGCTTCCATCAGGCTGTTGTCAAAAGGCAATTCTGTGAACCAAGTGGGCAAGCGCTGTTCGTCAGTGGGGTATCCGATACTGGTCCATCCCAGGGGATTAGATTTGAGTTTGCACACAATGGTTTTCATTCCGTCTACAATCTGCATTGAATAATTATCACCGTTCATGCGCCTTAGATTGTTCCAATTTAGTGCAGCCCGCACATGGCCGGGCATGTTTGCTTTGCCTTGCTCTGCTTCAGCAGCTCCGTACTTGGTCAAGTTGTTTACACGTTTGGGAGAGCCTTTTTCCCAGCCCGGTCTTTCAGTAAAGACATATTTAAACGCTCGAATATCTTCCACAATCTTTTCACGATCAGCACCGTTGAGTACCTCCTTCAAGATGTTGCTTAGAAATTCCTGGATCACCTTGGGAGTATCACTACGCTTTAGATCCAGTCCTGTTGCTTTGATTTTGCCAGTTTTGCCATCAGTGTCCAGTCTCTTGCCTTCAAGATCAATAATGTTTACTGCATATCGTTTCTTTGTTATAAACAAGCTGCGATCTGCTACCATTTCTCGCCCACATTTGATCAACTCGCCGGCAGTTCTGGGACAATGAAATGCTTGTTCCATGAATCCAGGAAAGCTATCATTAACCTGTTCTGCTAGTGAATCGTATAGTGCAATGCAAGTTTCTTTGCTCCACTCCATACGACCTGCAGCAACTTCAGTTTTTAATACAGGCCACGCAGAGAAATATGCGCTGTCAGTGTCTCCATAAATGATAGATTCGCCCACGTGATCGTATACTCCAGTAATACACTCATTGATGTGTGCATCCATGTGACGAGCAATTGCCCGTCCTGTTAGAGTAGTACTTTGCCCAATACGCTTGTCAAAGAATCTGCAACCAGGATTTAAAATTGCACCATAGAGGCTATTCAAGTTAAGTTTTTTCACCAATTGCCGCTTGTCCCAGAATGCAATTTCCTTGGGATCTGTTGCTGCTTTCTTTTTGGCCTGCAGGTCCTTACGTTCGGTGTACCATCGTTCTAGCAAACCAGGAATAATCCCCTTTTTCTCATAAGTCACAATGGTACCATTGGCTGTGAGCATCCATGGTTTGTGACTGTCAAAAATCATGGTCCATACCTCAGCTGCTGAGTATTTGGTTACATCGCCATCCTGCCAGTCAATCACAATCTCGGTACCGCGATTTTGTTCCATCACAGCGGTATATTCTAGACTTCCAAACATCCCGTCCCAAGCGTCTGCAAACTTGCCACCGTTCTTTGCAAGTTTTTCCTGAATATATCGGTCAGTCATTACTGGCCTCAATTGCCCCACAATGGTTTCTGGACCCATGTTTAGGGCTCTAATGGCGCTGGGATACAACGAGTTGATGTCAACTGATCCAACCCATTCGTGTATGCCTTTTTTGGGGTATGCTACATATGCGCCAGCTGCCTGGTTGTCTTCACTCTCCATGCGCACCTGACGGTTGGGCACAACCACGCCTTGTTCATGTGCTTCTACAATAATGGCTTGTTCAGTTACTGCCACTGCTCCCATTGTGGTTTGCAATAGCACAGAGTTGGCATGAGCCAATTCATTTGCAAGTTCAATGAAACGTAGTTTTTTATCCAAGCGATTAAGTAGTGCAGTGTCTTGTCGATTGTATTCAATAAACTTTTTAAAGTCTTTGTTGTACAATTGATCCAGTGTGCCCTCGTATGGAGTCTTGTGCTCGCCCAGTTCATACTCAGCAATGGCATCAAGACTGTAACTGTGTCGCTCTTCATATGTGTATTTGCGATACAACTGCATGTAATCCAGGTGCACTCGGCCCACCAAGTCATACGTGTGCTGTTCAGCACCAAATCTTTCAAACTTGCGCGGTTTAGGAAACTGCCCCCATAAACAAAACTTTCGTGTGTCGTCTTTGCTGAGAACTCTTGTGATACGATTCACGGTGTATGGAATATCATATCCCTCACTGTTCCACCCTGAAAGAATATCAGCATCATCAATCAGTTCCAGAAATACTTTGAGCATTTCGGATTCTTTTTCAAAGATGATGGTATTGTCAAATTCGTTTGCAATTTCACGTGCTGTTTCCATGCTCATGCTGCGCGGCGGTACAGCCAGAGTTACCATTTGATCCAGCCAATCTAGGTAAACTGATATGGCTGTGATAGAATTAAACGGATCATGGGTGGGAGAAAACCCACGCACATGATCCCAGTTTACTTCAATGTCAAAAAATGCAGTGTGTAGTTCAGGTGCGTCTTGCCCTTTGTAGTTGTCCTCAAGACATCTAAACACAGGGTTGATATCGCTTTCGTACAATTGCTTGCCTGAATGCACACGAACTTCGTTGCGAAATTCTTTGTTGCTGCGGCTGCTGAATCTACTGACTTGTGTTCCGTAAATGCTACGGAATTTGCCACGGGGGTCGTCATAATAAAACACAAAGTTTGCTGGATGCTCTTTATACACCCGCTCACCATTGACGCGTTCTACAACGTGAATACGATCATGTGCACGATCAAAAAAACTGTCTACGTAACTCATTCTTTCCTTTGTGACTTGTGGCTCACCGGCCATTTTGCATGTTGCTTACGGCAACGATTCGGCATAATAATAATTATGTTATTAAAGTGTCTTGCCCACAGTTTCAAGAATGGTTTCCAGCAAATCATGATCCTGTTTGGCTTGTCCAAAACTGGACTTGTGTGCTATGCTAATGGCTTTTTTCAACACAGCGGGTTTGATTTCTAGTTCTTCTGCCACTGCTTTGATGGTGTCTGACAAGCCGCCTTGCAGTGTTTCAATTTCCAGCATCACAGCCATGCCCTCGTTAAAAATCTGTGATAGTTTCAGCTTTTGCTCGCCGTTGAATGTTTTTGTATCGCTCATTGAAATCTCCTAAAGTAGTCAGTTAGTATAACTGTTACGCCAGGAGAAGTCAATATATTTGTGCTCATTTAATGGTACGCAGTAGCGAATTGTTTCCCAAAGGCAGAAGCCGCCTACATCTACGGTAACTAGTACCGGTCCTAAGGATGTTTGGTTTGTGCACGAGCATGTGCTCGTCTACGGTGTGCTGCAATCAAAGTAGTTGCTTCTTGAATTTCTTTTCGCAACTGAATATTCTTGATATTTTCATTAATGTACTTGGACAATTTTTGTTGATCAGCACGGGTTGCGACAGCTTCTAGCATTTTTCCAATATTCCGAGTAATTTTGGAAATAGCATCCTCTTCCATGCCTTGACTATAGTTGCTAACACCCAAAACAGTGGCTTGTTGAAAGGTGAAGCCTTTGCGTAACTGATCAGCAACTGCCCGAGCAATAGCCATTTGTACTTCTGGCTCTGGATGGCGGCGATCAAATCCGCCTATCTTTTGTAACCGCTTGACAACTTTTTCTAGTTGTCCCTCGGGATATTGAAATTGATCACCTTCTGCTATTTTCTTCTTTTGAGCCTTTTCAATCGCAGCCATACCTTGAAACTGTGACTTGTGTTTGTTTAGTAACTTGTCCAGTTCTACTTGGGGGTCATACTCTTGACCGGTACGTCGATCTGTTACCATTTTCTTTTTAGTAATAGAGCCCATCATTTTGTCAAACCGGTGGTCACCCTCTGCCATGTCTTGCTGTTTACGCCGCTTTTCGTAGTCAGTTTGCTTGGGGGTGCGCTGAGCAGGAGCCTTGACACCGGCAATACGATCTTCCTCATCCTTACGGCGCTTGAAGTAATCATTAGTAGAACCTTCTGCCACACCTTCCTTTGGTTCGCGTATACTTAACTTATCTGCAGGGCTTGGACCAAAGCCACCTTTAAGTCGATCACGTGTTTCTTCTTCACGTTGTTTTTTCTGTAGTATGCGTTCTGTATTTCTTGCTTTAGCTGTAGGAGTCGTTGTGACTTTT